CATTCGAGCCTCTTCTTCTGCATCCAAATCATCGGTAATGTTCTTGAATGCAGCATCAGCAGCAGTCTTGTTGTTGGTAACGGTGGTGGAGATACCTTCAACCTGTACCTTCAGGTCGGCATATCCTTTGATGGTGCCGTCGCTATTGAACTCGGCAGCCATCAGCGACAGCAGGCGGTCGTTCTGGTACACCCAGGTGGCATGGTATTCCTGCTCCAGGCTCTGCCGTGCCGACACCTCCGAGCTGAGGTCTGATGTCAGGTTTGCAAAGGCCCTGTCTGCAGCCGTCTTGTTGTCTGTCACCGTCTGGGTGATGCTGTCGTACTTGATGGTAAAGTCGGCCACTGCCTCTGTCAGGTCCGATGATATCTTATTGGCGCGGAGGGTGATATGGCGGCTGTTCTGCTCGAAGAGCGTTGAGTAGTCCTTCTTGCTGTTGGCCACAGCGTTGGTCGTCAGTGCCACGAAGCGGATATAGCACTCTCCCGTATAGCTTACAATGAGCTTTCCGCTGCCGGTATAGTCCCATGGTGAGTCGCTGTTGTCGGTGGACTGGTACAGCTGCCAGTTGATGTCGCTGATGATGTCGCGCTCCCAACCTGTATATCCCCCGGAGGCCTTCTTGAAGTAGACGCGCAGCTTTCCTGCTGTCACGGGCAGGATCCTCACGCCCATGTAGAGCTTGTCGGCCACGTTCTTCGTCTCGGTACTGGATGCTGCTGATGACACCATCTCCTTGTGTGTGCCGTTGGCCTTGATCTTCGAGAAGTCCTGAGCCACGCCCATGCCGTAGAGGTGGAGCACGCGGATGCCGTCCTTATCCTCCGTCTGTGCGGTCACCTTGTTTGATACCAATATTGGCGTCCCGTTGACGAGGATGGGTGCGGAGTCCCCGCCTGCCTCTTCCACGGTTCCGAGCATCTCCGTTCCGGAGTCTGCAGGTGCTGCCGATCCGTCGGTGGCGCATTTGGTCCAGTCCTCGAGGTCATGCTGGAAGAATCCGTTGGAGAGGAAGTTGTCCTCCTCGTTGATGTTGTATACGGTCTCCGAGTAGACTGACTTGAAGAGCTCGCGTGTCATGCGGATGGATGCCGAGAGGCTCTCGCCCGTCTGGTAGTTGAAGAATTTGCCCACGCCGTACAGGTTATTGACGTACAGTCCGAAGCCCTCGAGCCATCCGAAGAGGTCCGTGTGTATGCCCTCGAGGTTTCCCATGCGGGACTTCAGGGCGTGCTGCGGGTCTGTCTTCTGTCCGTAGAGGACGTCGATGTACGGTGTGTTTTCGCCTATGGCCATGACTGACACGAGGCCCTTGCGCTTACTGTTGCGGTCGTTGTCGGCACGTACCAGCGTGTCATGCTCCTGGATGAGGGTTGCAGGCGTCCCGTTCTCCATGGTGGTGGTGAAGTTGTCGAACTCCACCCAGTCGAGGCGGTCCTCACCGAGGCTGCGGTCACCGAGGCCGGCAGCAGTGATGCGCAGCTCATAGTGCTTCGTAACGTACCAGTCGTTGGCTTCCGACGGATCGTCGTTGTACTGCTGCACCTCTATGAGGTCACCCACGCGGAAGGGGTTGTAGAGGCGTCCGTTGGATGTCTTCAGCCAGATACGCCCCGTTTCGGGGTCGTAGTGGTCCACCTCCAGCATGTCTGAGAAGTAGCGGTTGGCGTTCTCACCCATCAGCTGAGAGATGATCATCTCGAAAACGCGGAGGGTGTTGCGGATGGTGACGTCGTCTATCTCCAGGTGGTACTTGTACTCGATGACACCGGCTGAGTTGACCACCTCCTTCTTCTGTATGGCCCATCCGAGTCCTCCGAAGAAGGCGCTGACGAACTCCGGAGAGGAGAGGTTGCCATTGAAGGTGGAGTCGCCCCGTACCTCGAGTGCAGGAAGCACCTTGCCTGCAGCGTCGTAGTGCAGGGAGCCGTCACCGATCTCCGCATGCTCTCGTACCCACAGCTCCTTCAGCTCAGCCACGCCCTCTTCGGTGATGATACCGCCCTGAAGGCCTTCGGCATATTCCCCGAAGATGATGGATCCAAGGGTGATGAGTCCCTTCAGGAAGGTGGGCTTGTTGAGCACCTTGTTGAAGGTGATCTCGTCGAAGTCCCCTTTGCGTGTCATCCTCAGCAGGTCGAGGAAGGCAGTTCCGATACGGACGGCAGTATTCTGACGGATTCCGCGCTCATCGCGGATCCCCCGGAACTCACTTTCTAGTATCTCGTATTCCTGCTGTGTCATCGTGTCGAATTTACTGCAAAGATAACCCTTATGTCGGCTTTATAAAACTACATTATCCACTTCATCTGACCCATGACGGTGTCAAGAGCTGTGGTGAAAAGGCCCTGGTATTCCGATCCGAAGTAGTCTCTCTCCAGTTCGTTGAGTACCATTCGGGATGAGTAGTATTTTCTCCAGTACCAGTCTTTGGGCTGTCTGAAATGGCCACCTGCGATGCGTCCACCCCATGCGGGACCTACCCTCTTTGGTTTATTCAGGCCATGCTCCTCGCGGTAGCTTTCATCCATGAAGGGCAGCTGGCCGCTGTTGGTGGTACCTTCGCCACCTCGCTTGAAGTCATAGTGCCTTCCCAGCCTGTCGGTATATCCGGAGCTTCCCTTCTTTGGGAACTCTCGGCCTGTACCCTCGTCGAGGTACTTACCGTACATGGGGAAACGGAAGGTGATGGTGGTCTTGGCGCTCTGCAGGAGCAGTGCTCCTTCGATCTGTGAGCGTAGGTTTCCGGTGTCGATGGCCCGCTGAAGGTCGATTCGCTCTCGCCAGTAGGCCACCATGTTGGTGGTCCACTCGCCTATGAAATTGTCACGATCCTCCTGTGAGACGTATCTGCCGTGTCTGGATCTGCCAGAGTATTTGTCTACGCGCCCTCCGAAGCGCTCCACCATCGTTCCCATGGCTTACTCCTCCCATTCTTCTGGGTCGAACACCAGGTTCAGCGGCTCGTTGTTCTGCAGCTGGAAGAAAAGGCCTGTGGCTCCGTTGAAGGAGTAGCGTCCGAACTCGTTGGATGTGACTGTCTCGAGGTTGAGGTACATCAGTGCCTTGCCGTAGCGCATCTCCTTCTTGTCACGGATGACGCGGGACAGCATCTGCCTGAAGATGGTCCTTGCCATTTCCATAGAGCTTTTATACATATCCCAATCACCATGGTCATAACCGCATATGATATACACGGCATACACTTTCCTGTCGAACCACCCGGGCTTGGCCCCGAAGGTGTTGGCGCTGGTGGTGTCGTCTACGAGGATGAAGTTGAAGTATTCCTGGTATTTCTGCATCACCGCATCGAGTCCGTCTGGACCCGAGCAGTAGCCTACATAGAAATTGTTCTTTTTCGCCAGCTTGTTTTGCTGTCCCAGCTCCACGAAGTAGGCCAGGGCGTCGAATGTCTCCTTACTTATTTCCATATTTCCGTTTGAATTCGTCTGCCTCGCGTGCCTTGGCGTCGAGTTCTGTCAGGCATCGCCAGCAGTCATATTGTTTCACTGTTGTCTCTTTGGTGATGTCGCCGTCGGTGAGTGCGCGCAGCTGTGCGTTGATGGCAGCCAGCTGGTCATGCTCCCCCACTGAGTTGACGGGACGGAAGAAGTTCGGGAAGGACTTGGCCATTTGCTTCTTCACGTGGAAGAACCAGAACAGCGTGCCCGTGATTTCGGCCATGTCGAGGTCGAGACTGTCGGGCATGTTCCCGTCCTTGTCGCGGTAGAGGATCTTGGCCATCGCCTCGACGCGGGAGTTCTGCTTGGTGACGAGATATCCCTGGTAGCAGGTCTCGAGGTTGAGGTAGTCGATGAAGGGCAGACCGAACAGCAGCCCGTTAACGGCCTTTAGTCCGTGGATCTCCTCCAGCCTGACATCCATGTCCTCTGGCGAGTTAACGAAGCTGAGTTGTCCGATCATATCCTGTACCTGCCATGTCTGCAGGTCGAAAAAGTGCGTCTTGCCGTTCTTCAGTTTCACCGAGCAGCTCCAGAATCCTTCCGGGTGCTTCTTGATGACTGTGATCTTGCAGAGGCGTATGAGCAGCAGCGTGCGGATCTCCACCTCGTTGTACAGTCCGGAGCCGATGAGCGTGAGACAGTAGCGGAGCTGCTCCTGTGAGAGCTCCGACCATTTTGTCGGGCAGGTGAGGTGAAGCACCTTATCCGACGAAATGGAAGGCCGTGTCTCCTTGCTTGTTCTCATACGGTTTTGTATGGTTTGTGGCGTAGGCTTCGCTGTTGGCATATGTGGAGAAATTCTCCAGATCTCCCTCGAGGGTGTTCATCAGGCGTCGGTAGTACTCGTAAGCCGTCTTCTGGTTTCCCTGTATGGCAGCGCCTATGATACGGCGAAGCTGGTGAACGATGCCCTTGTTGTGTGCGGTGAGGGTGCCGGTGCACATCTGTGTGATGAGCTCATCCATGTACTCCTCTCCGATACGCTCGCGGAGCATGCGGTCGGTGGAGAGGATGGCGGGGGCAGCCTCCTCCCAGTCGCGTGCCAGCGGTGACTGTTTCCCTGCAAACTGACGGAGGAACCTGAACTCGCAGAACACGGAGTCTATGATCTGCAGTCCCTGGGCGTACCATCCTTCCAACCTGAACAGCTGTTCCAGCAGCTCATCCTGAAGGTCGAGCCACTTTACCCTCAGTTCGCCGTCGAGGGCGTCAACCCTCATCTTCGAGGCAGGTGCGGTGTCGTTTGTGGACACCACGCCGAAGCCTGTGGCGGTGAGTACGAGGTCGAGGCCCCGCATCTCACGGAGGAGCACATCGACGGAAGCGAGGGACATGATTGTCTTGGCGAGCTTCCCATCCGTGTCGTTGTTGACGGCATTGATGCCCACATCGCCAAGACGGTCGTCAGCGATGTCCTCAATGCGGGCGTCGATCTTTCCTTTCAGCTTGTTAAAGACTGTGCCGTGGGGTTCCTTCGCGGCTGGTATTGCCCCGTCGAAGAACTCCTTACTTATTTTGAGGTTGATTGTTTCCATTTTCGTTAGTGTCTACTGTTGTCTCTTTGGCGTCCTTGTTCTCGTCGAGGGTTGTGAGCTGGATCATGGGCACGTCTAGCGTGAAGCGGTCCTGCCAGCCGTTGAAGTACGATATCACATGGAAGGGGACCTCCATGACATCATGGAAGGCCTTCTCGATGGCCTGCTTGAGTGTGAACAGCTCGCGCTTGTCGGATCCGGAGTTGTTCATCTGTGATTTGCCTGGCACGGCACCCACCATGTTCGGGTGTACGCCCATGGCGAAGCAGAGGGAGTTGGATGCCTCCTGCATGTCGTCGCTCCAGTCGCCACCCTCCTTGGCCTTTCCCTCGTTGAGGTTCCAGACGCGTACCATGCGCTGTTCCTTTCCCTCGGGTGTGGTGTCGTAGGTGGTGATCCATGCCTTTCCTGCGTTCTCCGGCTTCGTGCAGAAGTTTGTGATGTTCTCACGCTCCTTTTTTATTCTCTCTGCACGCAGCTTCGGATCTGTGATGTTCTCCTCCTTGCAGACGTTGTTCCAGTAGGTGCGGTGCACCTCTATCTGGATCCTTGGCGCGCTGGTATTCTTGATCATGTAGCGTTTGCCGATGCCTATCAGGCGGTAGATGTCATACCATGCATCGCGGTAGATGCTTGTATAATAAGGTATGGGGTAGTACTTGTATAGAGGTGTAGGCATCACGCACAGCATGGCGAACTTGCAGTCCTTGCCGTCCTTAGGCGTGGCGTGCTCCTCGCCTGTGTAGATGTTTCGCTGGCTGCCCATTCGCCAGAGCAGGTCGTCGAGGGGGTTCACCTCGTCGAGCAGGGGGATGGCCTCTGCCTTGTCGAGTGCGCTCTCGCGGAAGTCGCCCACGATGACGTGCTCGATGACACCGTACTCGTTGCGCTTGGTGAAGCGGCAGTCGGCAGCGTTACGCATGCGCACCATCTCGATACGCTTATGGTCGCGTGAGAGATGGATGACCATCACCGAGAAGAAGTGGTACTTCATGTCGGTGGACATGCGCAGCCACAGGCGGTGGATGGCGTTGGTCAGGCAGAAGCGCCGTATCTCTGGATCCTCTGTCACCTCCTTGGTGTCACGGTCGAGGAAGCGGATGCCCTGTCCGTAGCAGGTGAGGATGTTGAAGTTCTGGCACTGGCTCATGACCATGTTATTCTCGATGAGCGCCTGGTTCTTGTATGGGGCCAGGTTGTCATCACCGAAGAGGACGTACTCGTAGGAGTGGGATCCGATGGTGATGTTCCTTGTGGAGATATCGTCACCGGAGCTGTAGATGCCGTCGGTGTCATGCTCGTAGTGGGTGGAGATCTCCGCCTCCATGGCCATAGAGTCCTCGATGGAGCACGGCACCACCTCGTAGACCTCGTATTCTCCTCTGGTACCGACTGGTACCATCGTATTCTTCTTGTTGCTCATAGGTATATTGGATGTCCGTTGATCTTGAATATCATGATGTCAGGCACGGTGCGTATCTCGTTGTTCGCGGGATTCAGAAGGCGGTGGAAGCCCCCGCGCCAGCTGGAGCTTGAGACGAGCCACCCGTCATATCGGACGATTCTGCCGTCCTTGGCCCATGCCTCCACCCATACCTTCTGGCGGGTGTCCTGTGCCACGTCCAGCAGCTGCTGTCCCTGCTTGAGTTGTATCGGTCTTATCTGCTCCATATCTTAGTTGAAAGTATTGTCGAAGGTGTCATCGAAGATCCTGCCCTCTGCCCTCACGTCGAAGATGTTGTGGTTGCGGTCGGCGTACTCGAACTCGAAGGTGATGCGCGGCAGGTGGTCGGCCTCGTTGGAGAGGTCCGACTTCTCCGATGTGATGATGACGGGCTTTCCGTAGCCTGTCTCCACATATCCGTCATAGACGGTCAGCATCTTGATGTCCTTGGATCTGAGCACCTCTCTCCACCAGTTCGCCATGGGGAAGGTCAGCACGCCCGTATCGGCCTTGAAGCTCTCCTTCTCATCCATGTCATAGGTCTCTTTCGTGCGTCCGATGCGTGCCTGCTTGCGGTCGAAGGATGAAACCTGATGGAATCCTCCCGTGCAATAGGCTATCTCCTGCACCCCGAATGAGTTCCAGAACAGAAGCACTGGAGCGATGTCGGGCTCGGGGTGTTGGTTGACCAGGTACTCCTGGGTTCGCTCGCCTGCCCGAATGACGTAGCGCATCAGTATCTTTCCGGACGTGGTGAAGTTCTGAGGTGATGAGTCGATGATCACGGCATCGCCGAGGGCGTTCACTATAGGGACGTTGCGCTGCTGCGATGATCCGTCGCTGTAGTAGGCCGTACAGGTGGCCGAGTCGCTGCCGATGAAGGTGAGCCTCTCCTGCCATCCATGTGCCGTGGTGCGTGCCCCGTCCATGAGGGTGAGGAAGCGCTTGCTGCACCACAGCTCTGCGGTCATGTTGAGGATGTTGGCCCTGCAGCTGACAACTGTCGTGATGAGAGTGCGGGTGTCGGTGATGGTGATGACCTCTCCGCCTATGCTGTCGGTACCGACCTGCTGCTCCTTGATGTCCACCTGGAGCTCGAAGAGGAGCCATCTGTTGGCGTACGGCTCGATGAGCACGTCGAGATCAGCGAGGCATATCTTCCCTGAGAGGTCAGGATACAGCAGCTCCTCGTAGATCTGTGTGGTGTCGCCGAACTTGGTCACCTTGACGGTGGCCAGGATCCTCTGCTGCGTGATATAGAGCTCCACGTCAGGTATCTGGCTGGAGAACTCCTTGGTCTGAAAGCTCGTATATAGCGTAATCATAGTGCAAAGATAAGGTTCGGGGGCACAAAATAAAACTACAGGAACAGAAAGAGGGACCGGCAGCACTCACGCTGTCAGTCCCTCTTGATAGAAAAAAACCTGTGGTAGGGCGCCCTATATGATGCGCCAGATGGCCCACTTCACCGATCCGTCTTTGTCGGCCACCAGCTTGTATCCGTGCTTGTCGAGATAGGTGTTGAGCTCCGACTGGGAGATGAGCATCATGGGCTCGAGCTCATCCTGGATCTCCTTGGTCGTGCGGTTAATCTGCACGTACCCGTCCTGCTGCTCCGGAAGGGAGTTGAGGAAGAAGGTCTCCATCACGCGGTCGACGAGCGACTTCTTCGGCTGCTTCTTCGGTTTCTTCTCCTCCTTCTTCGGCTGCTCGGTCTTATGATTATTAAATCCCTTGATTTCCATCTGTGAGTAAAGATTTGAGTTTGATGTATTCATTCTTGTAGATCTTGAGAGTGTAGGCTACGCAGTAGACCCTGTAGCCGTCATTAGCATCCATGTCGTATGCTATCTTCTGGAGTTCATCTTCCGCCTCTTCGAGTGCGGAGATCCTTGCGTCGAGTTCAGCAGGGTCGCACAGATCGTTGACGATCTTCATGGCCTCCGGTGAGAGATTGATGACCTTCATACGTCAGTGGTGTTTAGTTCATGCTGCCCTTCTCCAGAAGTGGGGGGGGTATTAATCTTAACACGGTCATCCGTCAGTCCGTTGACTGTCAGGTACTCCAGGCGGAGCGTGTGCATGCTGGCGTTGATCTTGTGTTTCTCGCCCTTGTATTTCTCGTGCCACCATGCCTTGTCGTTCTGGTACTGCTTGAGGGCTTCCTTCTGCTGGCGCTTGAGGTTGCCGATTTGCGACTGGATCTTCTTGCACTGTGCCTGGTACTTGATGGACAGCTCCATCTTCTTCTCGGCCTCCTGGGAGTTGAGTTCCTCCATCTTACGGTCAAGCTCTTCACGCTTGGCCTGGTATTCTGATAACAGCATTCCCATTACCTATCCTCCTATCATGGCTGCGAGGAACATCATCGAGAAACCGAAAGCCACCATACCCGTGGCTGCTGCGATGGTCTTCAGGGACTCGGCCATCTTGCCGATCCATGAGTGAACGAAAGACTCGATGCGGGCTACCGCATCCACCTTGCACTGTTTCGCCGTGCTCTGCGTTGAAAGGTGCTGCTCATCGGCATAGCCTTCAAACTGGATTGTCAACTGTTGCATATTGCACTGTTTGTTAGCAGCCAGCGAACCCCACTGGCGAGGTGACAGAGAAACGGCTGCGCATCCCGTTGCTAACAAACAGTGACTCACCCAGAGGGCAATCTTGTTTCGGAATGGCAGCCGTCGTTATCATTCGGACTGGATGTTAGGATTGCTCCCTCAGGCCTGTGCCCTTTTACATCTTCCTGTTGATTTCTTGGCAAAAAAATGCCCGGCTGTGAAAGCTGAGCGTCTGACGTGCGCCCTGCCGAGTGGTCTACCACTGTTTGTTAGCGAGGGCAAAGATAAGAACTTTCCCCGAAACTTCCAAGAAATTACGGGGAAAATTTAATAAAATGATGAAAAATTGTCTATTTGGGTGCTAAATCAGGGCCATTGGAGTGGATCTGTGACGTAAAAAGTGAAGAGTGCTTCTCCGTAATGATAGATAGGGATCTGGACTTTTATATTTTTCGCTTTCTTGCATTTATTGATGAATTTGTTTATGTTTCCAGATATAAATACTATTTCACTGTCTCCTGAAGCAGCCTCTGCAGTTCTGAACTTGATTGGGTTTTCATCATCGAACCTGACATTCACAAAGTCGGTACCAGAATATTCATTGCATTGTATCTGTCCTCTGTCAATGACGAGATAGATATCAGTCTGCCCTCCTTTTTGCCTGATAGTCATAGTCATATATGTATCGCCTTCGTATGGGAATCTTAGATTCACATAGTCCTGACTTCTTAACGAAGCATACTTTGTGACTTTATCAGTCATAGGATCTACCTTTTCGCTTTTGTCCCAAGTGATTTTATAATCTTTTTCCTGGTCCGTTAAATTAACCTCTCCTATATTTGAAGATTCAAATTTTGGAGACGTTGTTAGACTGTCACTTTGATTATTGATATTCTTATTATAATCGGAATTTAATGAGAATACCACTGCAGCAATTGCAATCATGCAAATGGCAAATAATGCCAGAAACACAGAACCTTTTTCTTTCATAACTTATACTATTTAGTTGATACCTGGGTGCAAATATAGCTATTTCTTCTGAAATAGCAAAGAAATGAAGGAATTTTCATCGGACTTTCCCAGCTGCTGGTGATGGGAACTCTCGATATCGGTTTTCAGTATCTTCTATCGGAAAGTCGCTGCCTCAGGAAAAAGAACCGCAGGCTGGATGGATCTGTAGAGCCAGACAGACAAGCCCCAAAAGAGGAATTTCGCCAAGAAATTCCACTACCGCGGCACGCAAAACCGCTGGCTCTTAGGAAGTTAGCGGTTTTGCGTGCCGCAAACGCCAGGCTGCAACGCAAGTTCACCCCCCACCGCCCTACGCTCGGCGTGGACTTTCCGCTTTCCTTAAAGCGGAATATGTAAAAACTTATTACGTAACTTTGCGTACGTGATTTTGCCGACGGGTTGCGACGATTTCGGGCACAATGGCACGATATTTGCGGTTAAGGCGGGACTATGTGGATTATTAACGCTTGCCGTTAACATTCCATATAGTCACGGGGTCAGGGGTGGGGAGAGAAATAACAGGGACACGGATCTTCTCATACCCATAGTGCCAGGCAGAGGAAAGCCAGTCATCAGGAAGTGGTGTGACGTTGAGATGTATGCCTGCATATATCCCAGCATCACACCTCTTCCCCCGTAACCGAGGAAGTGATCGACAGTATCTCTTCTTCAACAGGTTACGGTGACCGGCTTTCCCTGCCTTCTTCTTGTCACTATAGGTGTGTGAGATGTTCCGTGTCCCTACCTATCTCCTGCCATCGGCAGGGAATATAGATCATGATGAAAGTGTGCTTTTCAATAGTACTGCTTTGTCTTCGCCAAGAAGACAGCCATGACGACTTCTGCACCTACGGCACTCAGGAAAGAGATGAATTCCTTTGCTGAACTGCAGGAGGTGCAGATGTCGTCAATGACGAGGACCTTGCGTCCTCTGATGCTCTCATCTATTGAGGCATTGCTCATGCAGGAGATGTGAGACCTCTCCTTGGAGAGGTGTCTCTTCTCACGGCATGAGTGGATTGTCACCATTGAGAATCCATCGACAGCATGTGTGAGCCTGCACAGCTCTTTGGTGAAGCGCTTGAAGCGTCTCACGTATGACAGCTGACTGCTGGCAGGTAGGCAAACGATGACTACATCACGCAGGTCTAAGCACTGCAGGCAATACGCCATCATGTGCGCTGCCCATCTGGAAGCATAGTTCCTTCCGTCCTTGAAATCAAGGATGCGGCGGTTGATATCCAGCTGCCTGAATGAGGCAGACTTGATTTTCCTCATCGGGACGTATTCATATAATGCGTACATAAACATGGCTGTGATGTTTTAGAGGTGAAACAAAAATGCCAGGGCCGACCTGTCTGCGGTCAAGCCCCGGCGGGCGTGTTTTCATTTCGCAGCCTTTCTTGGCTTGCGTCGGCTAACAGGCTTGGGGTCTGCCTTAGACGGGGCAGGAACCGTTATGAGCTGTGGAGGCATTGCCTCGATCATCTGCTGTTGCAGGTGCGTAAGAGGAGTTTCAGGATCCCGACGGAGAGCGATTTCGAGCTTGAGACTCTCCAGTGTGGCGTTGCTGACGTAGCGGCCTGTAGACCTTTTCAGCATGAAGATGTACTTCAGGGCTTTCGCTGCATTCTTGCAGAACTTGGGCTCCCAGCCCTCAGTAGTGATCATCCATACCTTGTTGAACGACTTGTTCGACTTTACTAACTCTGCGTTGATGAAATTCTTCTTTTCCATAATTCCGATGTTTTATAGGGTTTGACATTAAAAGATCTTGTATACCTCGATATAGGTGATGTCAGTCATCGTCTCATATGCGATGCTATTGGCCTGTGCCTCTGCCTCCGAGAATGAAGCTGCCTCTACCTCAAATTCCTGGTAGTTCCCGTCCTCTTCGTTCACTACAACTTTGTAGGTGTTCCGTGCGCTTCTGCCGTAGCCGTATTGGTGCGTCCTGATAACCGATGTCTGAGTTGAAGTTGTCATATCCTTAATTTTTTATGAGTTAAACTTGAAGCGGTTGCCCGCTTTTGTAATTTTTACGTGCAATAGACACGAAGCAAGGAGGAAGGGATTTCAATGCAAATTTTTACCGGAAAATTTTCGACCCCTGGGCGAAAGGAAATTTGGAATAGGAGCAACTGCACCCCAAAATTCTCGAAAAATTTCCGAGTAAATTCACTACGAATTTGCAGTATCCCGCTTGCCGTACCTTTGCAAAGGAAAAATCGAAAGCAGGTTACTGTGGAAAGTCTCATGAAAAATGGATATGACACTCTCAGACATCGTAAGGGCGCACCATGGCTGCAGCTGGAGCCCACGGAACGCCATTGACAATGGTAGAACGAAGAGGACAGGATCTACCACATAGAAAATGACAGGCAGCTTCCCCCTTGGAAGCAGGAAAAGGCACAGCCCCGTCGCATACGTGACGATGACCATACCAAAATGAATAGAGGTATATATCTTATGTCAATCCCCATAGAACATCGGGACGGACAACGTTAGAATCAACGCAGTGTCAGTGAAGTCGTGAAAGTCATAGAAGATGAAGATGGTCACCACCGAGGGCAGGGAGCCTTACTTGCCAAAGTAAGAAGTAAAGCCGTTATCGTTTGCTGAAGAGTAGAAGGTCTGCAGGTGGCGTTCCACACCTATGCACAGGGTGTCGAAAGCGTCTGAGCCGTCCGTGCGGTATTCGAGCCTGTCCTCTTCGCTCTCCGCCAGCTTCTCGGAGCGTTTGTCCTTCTTGCCCATATAGACACCTGCCGTCTCTATGGATAGCAGCAGAGCCTCGTTGTTGTCGCGGTTGATAAGCACTTGGTGGTCTGCGCGCCCGATGAGCATGCGGTTGATGAGCTGCTGCTTGTCGATATGGTTCATGGCCCGGCCTATATACACCTCGTCACAGAACCAGCCATGGTCGCTGAGGAAGTTGGAGATGTAGATGTAGAAGTCGTCATTCTGGTTGAGTGCGTATCCGTTGCCCTTGAAGGTATGGTCGAAGAAGAACACCACCTGCTTGGTGCGGTGTGCCTCGTAGTACTTGCAGAAGTCATCCATGAGCTCCGACAGTCGGCGCTCGTACTTCACATAGAAGGACTTCAGGATGCGCAGCTTGCCGTCGCGGTGCACCTGTCCGCAGACGAGCCAGTTGATATTGTTGTTGACGTCGAGGGCGATCATCAGCGGTAGTTCGGGATCCAGGTCTGCGTCCAGGGAACAGTCATTCTCGAAGGTTTTGCCTTCGCCGAGGTCGGGAAGTGTGAGCTTCGACTTGTTAGGAGCCGTATAGAGGTTGACATCCTCGCGCATGGAGCCGTAGAAGCCATCGGTTGCGATGGTGATGTGCTTGCACATGATACTCGTGGCGAAGCTGAGTGGCGGCAGTTCTCGCTTCATTCTACGGATGAAGTCCTCGCCCAGGACGGCGAGGTTCCAGATGGAAGGCCTCTCGATATAGAGGTAGGCCTGCTTGCGGAGGAAATTCAGCTGCTGCTGCAGCCTCTGGAGCTCATACTGGTAGTGCTGCCACTTATCCGGAGCCTTCTTCATGCGCTCCTTGGTAATCCAGATCTGATACACCATACCCTCGAGTACCTTGATCAGCTCTTTATCCATCATTTTTTCATAGCCGAGGAACCACGAGCCCTTTTTGGTGACGGGCACATCGCAGGTGATGGTGAGCCCATGGTGAAGGGGGCACTTGTCGAAGAACATCTCATTGCCTCGGTTGGTCTGGAAGGTCTCGTTCTTCAGTTTCTCATAGTCGACGAACTTGGCCTCGTCAATGAGGATATGGTCGAGGGACATACCATTGGATGCGCCCTCGCGGTCCTGTGTGATGATCTGGCACACGGAGCCGTTGTAGAAGCCGATGACATTCTCCCAGTTCTGGGGAGTGAAGATAGGATCCTTCCAGTGTAGTGCCTTCCATGGCTTCTTTCCCACTGTGTAGTGGATATCGCGCTTGTAACCCCAACGCTCCCAGTGTACCAGAAGTGACGGCAGCGTGCTGACGAGACACTTCTTATAGGAGGGCGAGACAAATCCTGTTGTCGAGCCCTCCATCTGCTGGAACACCTGGATCTGACGCGTCGCGTCGATCATACCCTTTCCGGTACCACGCCCCATAACTGCAATGAGGTTTCTGGGCTGCAGCATCAAGGGGTACATCTGTGCGTCGTTGAAGTACTGCTTCTGTGTCATGGTTCAATGGTTTCTTCTTCTTTGACCTCCTCGTACTGTACGAATTCAGGATCTGCCTCGTACTTCCGGAGCATCTTCCTGATCTTGCCTCTGAGGTCAGGTATCTTCTTGATGCCGATGACTGTCGGATCATCGGTCGGAACCAGCTCGACGGGCACGATCTTGTCGTAGGCCATGTCGGGCGTATCCTCTTTGTCGGTCATATTGTTCTTGATGAAGTTCTTTTCGATGGAGGCCACGGCACGGTGGTCACCGGCGCGCTTGGCAGCGAGTCGGTCCTCTTCGAGCATCTGGTTGATGCGCCATCGCCAGAACTTCTTGGATGACTCCTGAAGGTTTCCCATGATGTTTTTCAGGATGGTCACATCGTCATAGGCCTGTGACTCGCCCACCTTCATCTGGAGCATGTCGAACTCCACGATGTCGCGCACTCCCTTGGAGGAGAAGCGGCACCAATAGGTATAGAGGGCGCGCAGTCTGATGACGCGTGCGATGATGGGTTCTGCGATGTGCTGCTCCAGCAGCTGGTCCTCGTCGAGGGCGAGCAGTCCCTGGTACTTGTCTATGTCAACGGGTAGGCTCATAAGTCATCAAGCATATGTTTGAGATAGTCGTGAAGGTTGTCTGCTGCCGATGGCGATCCAGCCTCGGCGAGCTCGAGGTCCCGTTCACGGATCTTCAGGGCCTGCTCCGCCATGCCCTTATAGAAGGCCTGGCGTGCAGGATGCCCTGTGGTGGCGATATCATCCTTCAGGGTGTTAGTCGGCAGCCCCAAAAGGACGGAAATCTCCG